AGACTGCACCCGGCATTCCTGCAGCGTATAGGTGACCTCGCTCTCGACAGCCAGGTCGGCCCCGTGCCGGCCGTCGATCGTGAGGCCGACGACTTCGAACAGGCGCGCGGCGAGGCCCAGCTGCCCGGACGTGAACGCGATCACGTCGTACAGGTCGACCTCCAGCATCTCGGGGAACCAGTTGACGACGGTGATCGTCGGCCGCGCCTGGACGTCGGAGTAGCGCCATACGACGTGCTCGGCGATGCCCCGCGCGGCGGCGAACCCGCCGACGAACGGCCCGCTGATGTCGGCCCCGGCGCGCACGCCGCGCGGCAGGGCCTGGCTGGTCGCATCGTTCGCGACGTGCGACTCGTCGGGCAGCCGGCGGGCGAGCGACCCCTCGATCGTCAGGTGCGAGAACGTCGCCGTGCCCGACGTGACGGTGATCACCAGGTGCGCCGAGTCGCCGAACGCGTCGAGCGTCACGGTGAGCCCGGTCCCGCCCGAGTGCGCGTAATTCACGATCGGGTTCCGCACGACGTCGTCGAAGTCGATCCAGACGTCATAGGGCCGCGAGCTCGTGACGGCTAGCGGGAGCGACTCCGCGCCCCACACTTCGGCCGTGCCGACCGTCCAGCGGATCGGGGTCACGGTCGCGCGCTGCCGGTTCGTCACGGTGCCCGCGTCGTACCTCCATCCCCCGCTGCCGGTGACGGCATCCGACGAGTCGTCGAGCTCGGCGTCGACTGTGCCGTCGAGCCGCCACTGCCGATTGCGCGTCGTGTAGACGAACCAGGCCGCGGCCGTCGAGCCCGGGCGCGCGAAGTGTCGGGTGCCGTTCGCCTTGTTGATCTCGTCGAGCACGCTTCCGGCCATGCCGTCGATCGACACGAGCGGGACCGTGATGATCTCCGACGCGAGATCCCGGTTCGCCTCGTCGACGCCGGCCGCGTCGAGCACGGCCTCGCGACAGGCGCGCTGGCTCGCGCCGATCATCAGGGGCAGGCTGACCGGGACGCGGCGCAGCCAGGACAGGACGTCTTCGGCGGCGACCTCGACGGTCGGCGGGTGCGCGTGGCCGGGGATCGGGATCGGCGACCAGGTCGTCGTGCGCCCTCCGAAGACGCCGCGCACGTCTTCGCCGGCGCCGCGGCCGTCGCTGTTGAGCCCGAGCCAGATCGGCATCCCGTCGCGCAGCTGGCCGGCGTAGGGCCCCTCCGCGTTCGTCGGGTTCCACTGGTTCGCATCGTTGCGCAGGACGAACGTCGCCGACCCCGGCGTCGCCCCGCCGGTGATCTCGGCGGCCGCCCCGCGCGAGACGCGGAACCGGATCACGTCATCGGAGATGTCGACCATCTCGCCATCGGGCGCGATCCAGACGCCGACGGTCGGCGGCTCGGGCTCTTCCGGCTCTTCCGCGATCGCCCAGGTCGCACCGGCCGCGCCGAGCTTGCCGGCCCAATTCGGGTTCGCGCCGATGTTCCAGGACGCATCAGCCGACACGACATCGACGACGTGCACGTAGTCGCCCGCGTAGCCCGTAGCGAGTAGGTCGACGTCGAGATCGGTCCCGACGACGCCCTGGCCGCGGGTCACCCAGGTGCCCGAATAGAGCTCCCGGACGATGTAGTACCCCGCCCCGCCAGCGGCCGACGTGTGCACCGTGAGCGTGCCCAGGCCGTCGACGATCATCCGCCAGGTGTTCCCGAGTCCCCCGACCCCGACGTCAGGCGTCCCCCCGGCGCCGAAGCTCGGGAAGTGCCAGGCGCCCACCCAGCCCGGCACCGGCACCTGGGGCGCCGCGATGCCTCCGCGGTAGTAATAGTGCACGCCGTCGGCGCTGGTCGTCGCCGAATTGTTCGGCGCGTAGTAGCCCGCCGCGGTCGCCACGTCAGCCCGCCCCGTACACGCCGCGCCCCTGCTGCCAGCGCGTGACGACGGGGGCGACGAGCTCGGCCAGCCGCTCGGCCGCGCCGGGCGTGAGAACCGACACGCCGTTGACCTCGATCACGAGCGTCCCGCCCCCGCCCCCGCCGCGCGGGATGACCCGCTCGCCGGCCTGCAGGACCGCGAGCACGTCGGAGCCCGCCGCGCCCGGCACGACGCCGCCCTGGTGGAAGTACGGCAGATCCGGCGTCCCGAGCGACCAGGGGCCGATCGTACCGAGCGGGCCCAGGTTGAAGGGGCCGAGCGTGAACCCGAGCCCGTTCCAGATCCCGATGACCCAATTCAGCGCCCGGCGGAACGCGTCGGGGATCCCGTCGAACAGGCCGCCGACGGCCTTCCCGATCTGCCCCGGTAGGTCCGTGAAAAACCCGACGAACGTCGCGATGCCGTCGCCGATCGTCTTCAGGATCCCGTCCCAGGCGTCGCCGACCAGCTTCCCGAACGCGTCGAGCGCGTTCCCGATCAGCCCCGTGATCGTGTCGAACACGTTCCGGATCTGATCCCATATCGCCGCGAAGACGGCCTGGACGCCCTCCCACACGGCCGACCAGTCGCCGGCGAAGAGCGCGGCGAAGGTGTCCCATATCCCCTGCACGACGGCGAGCGCGTTCCCGATCGTCTCCTGCACGAACGCGAAGGCCGTCCCGATCGCGGCCGTGATGTTCGCCCCGAAGGTGTTCCAGACTTCGGTGAGCACGGCGACCGCGCCCTGCACGACGGCGCTGATGTTCGCCATCACCTCGCCGAAGATCGTCCCCAGCTGGACGACGACCGGCTGCAGCGCCGCGAGTGCCGGCTGCAGGCCCTCGACGAACGCCGTCACGGTGGGGCCGATCGCCTCCCACACGTCGCCGATCACGCCGGCCAGCCATTCGAAGGCGTCGGCCGCCATCGGCAGGACGACGGCGCTGATGTCGGCGACGATCTTCCCGACCCGTTCCATCGCCTCGCCGACGCGGATCTCGGCGGCCTCCTGCTTCCCGAGCGGGCCCTCGGCGTAGGCTTCCGCCTGGCCGCCGGCCATCGCCTGAATAGCGGCCAGGGCCTCGGTCGCGCTCGCGCCCTTTTTCAGCTGGATCCCGTAGCGCGACAGAATGCCGGTGTTCCCGCCGTACACCTTCCCGAGGATCTCCGACGCGGTGCCCAGGTCCATGCCCTTCAGGCGGGCGAGGTCCATCGCCTGACGCTGGAGATCGAGGGCCTTCCCCTCATCCTTGGTGATCGCCACGAGCTCAGCCAGGCTGTCGCGCTGCTGGTCATCCGACCAGCCCAGCCGCATCCGCGCGGCGATGACTTCCTCGATCGCCGCCGTCGTCGCCCGCTGATGCTGGACGTTCGCCTTCATCGCGGCGGCGAGCTTGTCCTGCGAGGCGATGTCGTCGAGGTAGGCCGTCTTCGCGTCGCCGAGTCCGTCGACGAACTGGCCGACCGCGTCGCTCGCCATGTTCCAGGCCGACGTACCGATGCCCAGGCCGACGCCGGCCAGGACGTTTTTCATCTTGCCCGAGGCGCCGATCGCGTCCTGCGTCGCGTCGGTGAAACCCTTCGCGTTGCCCAGGATCTCGACGGTGATCTGTCGCGCCATCACGCACCCCCGCGGGTGTCGAACCCGTTGCTGCGGGCGACCGACTCGATCGCATCGTCGAGAGCCCGCGCGATGTCGTCGCGCGACTCCCGGATCGCCGGGTACACGTAGCGCCCTTCCCCGACCGGGACACCCATCCACTCGCGGGTGATCGAGCCCGACCAGGCGCGGCGCTCGCGATGGCCGCGCCCGACGGATCCGCCGAAGTCGAGCCATGCGTAGTACGGGGCCCTGTTCCCGCCGAAGGCCAGCCCTGCCTTCCGGCCGGTCGACTTGGGGATGATCGACGCGGCAGCGCGGCCGGACACCCGCGGCACCTTCGCGCGCGCCCGGCCGGCGACCATCTCGGCGATGCCCTTCAGCTGCCCGACGAGCTCGCCCTGCACGTCCTTCCCCATCGCCCGCAGCGCGCGGTCAAGCTCGGCCAGGCCCGTGACGCGGAGCTTGAGCCCGCTGGGTCCGCTGCGCCGGTCATACCGCGGTCGGGTCATCGTCGCCTGCCTTTCGGCCGTGCCGCCCGGGCCCGGGCCCGGGTCGCTGCCTTGTCCTCTTCGAACTTCGCGAGCTCGCGCCGCACCTTGTGCAGCGCCCGCCATTCGACATACTCCGCGTGCGACATCCCCGCGCGCATCTCACGGACGGACCTCCAGCCGAGCCGCTCGGCGAGCATGAAGTCGAACGGATCGAGCGAGCCCTCCATGAAGGCCCGCTCGATCAGGCTTGGGGGTCGGCGTCCTTTCCATCGGTCCCGCGCCCCGAGAGGCGCGACAGCCGGCCGATCGCCGACAGCAGCGCGTCGACGTCGGGTGACGGCGTGACGGCCCGCCAGGCGCGCACGTCGGCCTCGGGCGTGTCGGTCCCGCAGGCGATGATGTAGACCTCGGCCTCGGTCGTGACAGCCTCGGCCTCGGCCGGGGTCAGCGCGTCGAGATCCTGCCGCTTCATCGCCGACAGGTGGAACGTCTCCTCCCGGGTGAGCGACCGGATCGGGACCGGGTCGCCGGCCGAGAGCTGGACGACCTCGGCCGGGAGCGGGATCGTCGGCAGGCTCATCCGCCGACCGCCTCCAGGGTGATCGCGCCCGTCGCGAGCAGCGAGCAGCTGAAGGTGGCCTTGTCGCCGACCGCCGAGCTCTCGCTGTAGTTCGTGAGGATCGCCGAGAACGTGCGCTTCCGCTGCCCAGCGGTGTTCCCGCCGGGGTACGCGATGACGGGCACAGCCGCCCCGCCGGCGATGATCGCCTCGAGCACGGCCGCGGGCCCGGTCGACGCCGTCGGATCGTAGGATCCCGAGAGATCCAGGGTGCCTCCGGCGGTGCCCGGGATGTGCGTCTTCCAGGCCGATGTGAAGCTCGTCGTCTCGGCGGTGTCGATGTCGATCGACAGGTCGGCCGTGTCACAGAACGTCGACAGCGCGACGCTGTTGACTGTGATCTCGGCGAACCTGCCGTGTCGGAAGGCCATCGGGGGGATCTCCTTTCGTCAGGTGCGGGCGAACGCGATCCCGCAGGTGATGGCGACCTCGTCGCCGGTGACGTCGAACACAGCCCGGACGTAGCGCCGGATCGTTCCGGGGATGACGAGCCGCTCGGCCCCGGGCGCGGTGACGGTCGCGAAGGCGCCGCCCGTGATGTCGGCCCAGTCGGTCCCGTTGGCCGAGTCCTGGAGTTTCACGTCGAGCTCGTCGTCGGCCGACACGGCGGTGACGTGCAGGTGCGCGATCGCGCCGGTCGTCGTGCCCCCGAGCGGGCCGACCAGCGTCGTCCCGTTCGCGTCGGCCTCGATCTCGGCCATCGGCTCCAGGACGTGCCCCAGCCCGACGGGCAGGTCGGCGATCGTCGACCAGGCGATCGAGACGACGTCGCCGATCGCGGCCGACTCGGCGAATGCCGACGTCAGCGCGGACAGCAGGCGAGCCCGGTCGCCGGCGCGCAGCCCAGCTGGGCCGACGGTGAGCACCGAACCCGGGGTGACCTGCAGCAGCCCTTCCAGGTCCGGCACCTGGGCTGGGTCGTACAGCCCTTCCGCGTCGACCGCGGCGCCGGCCGTCCCGACCTCGTACATCTTCCAGTCGCTGCGGAACGTGGTCGCCTCGGCCGAGTCGACGTCGAATGACACGTCGGCGCTGCGGAAGTACGGCGAGACGTCGGCGCCATTGAGCCACAGCTCACACTTCGATCCGTGAGCGAATGCCATCACTCGGCCTCCAGTGGCCCATCCAGGGCGTCTTTGACCCCCGTCGCGCCGGTGATCACGACCGACAGGCGATCACGCGCCGACCGGTCGTGCGCCTTGCCGACGAGTACGAACACCGGGAATGTCGCCGTGTCGGATCCCCGGGCGAAGGTGCGATCGAAGTCGATCGGCGCCTCGGGGTACGCGACGATCGCGCACGGCGGCTCGGCCGACTCGACCGGCCAGGGGTAGGCCCGGGCCGTGACGCCGCCGGCGACGACTGCCGCGGCGAGCGCGTCCATCGTGGCGGCCAGGTCGAGCGCCCCGGACGTGACGACCTCGACGTCGAACCGGGCGGCCAGGTAGTCGACGCCCGAGAGCGTCATCGACGCGATGCGGCAGTCGGTGACGCGGGCCGCGCCGAGCGTGCTCACCGGGCGCCCCACCAGCGACGGACCGACGACAGCAGTACCTCGACGTCGGGGTCGAGGCGAGCCAGCAGTCGGAGCTCCGACCCGGTATCGGGCGAGCCCGCAATGCCGAATGGCGCGTCGCGGCGCTTGACCAGGCGCGCGGCCTGGAGCTTCGTGGCATAGACGACGGGGGCCGGGAAGGATGCCCAGCCCCAGGCGTCCGACGTGATGGCGATCGCGCCATCGGCTGTGCTGACCGATGCCGTGAACACGACCCGCGTGTACGGCTTGCCGTCGGCCTCGGCATTCAGCGGGAGCAGGGTGTAGTCGGTGACGGCGGTCCCGCCGCTCGTGACGGTGAGATCGTCGCCGTCGGCCAGGTCGTCGATGTCGGCGAAGTACCGGCCGAGCTCGCGCGACCACTTCGCCGTGTAGTAGCGGGTGACGCTGGCACCGGCTGCGCCGAACTGCCGACCGCAGGACCGATCGACGGCCCGGCTGGCGGCGCTGATCGCGTCGCCCAGCAGGTCGTCGTCGGCGGTGTCCTCGTCATCGTCGATGCGAAGGAACGCCCGCAGGTCGGCGAGCTCGACGTAGTCCGGTGCCCAGGTCATCAGACGAGCTTCAGGAAGACGGCGGTCCCGTCGGCGCTGTTCTCGATGTCATCGCCGCCGGCGGTCGCGGCCAATTCGAAAGCGGCCGTCGTGACGCTCTTCGCGTACACGGTGGTCCCGGCCGCCTTGCCGGTCACGACGCCGGTCGCCGACTTGTAGAGCAGCAGGAGCGGGTCGGCCTCTTCCAGGCCGTGATACCCGGTCGCTGCCGCGGGGGTGAACATATCTTCGGTCGTCCCGCCCGTGTAGTCGCCGGTGGCGACGATCAGGGCGGGCAGGATCACCGTCTGCACGACGGCATCCGAGACTGCGTGCGTCCCCTTCAGGAGCACGACGACCGCGCCGTCGGCGGTGTTCGCGATCACGTTCCCGGCCGTGTCGGTCAGGTTGAAGGTGTTCGCGGTGAGGTACTTCACCCGGAACCGCGTCCCGACCCGGCCGGTGACGGCGCCGGCTGCATCCTTGTAGAGCAACCAGACGTAATCACCGGTGATCAGGCCGTGAGCCGTCGCGGTGAACAGATCTTCGGCCGCGCCGCCGGTGTAGTCACCGACGGCGACGACCAGGTCGGTACCGGCCAGGCCGTCGGCCCGGTCGATGTTGCCTGTCTTGGTTCGGTTCGAACGCGGCCCCGGGAGGGCCGTCGGAACGGTCATCTCGTCACGTCCTCTCAGCTATCAGCCGACCGCGTCGGCCGTGACGCTGGAGTAGTCCGAGACGCTGACGGCCGCGGAGTCCTGGATCGCGGCGTCGGTCCGGATCCAGGCGTGATACGCCGTCTGCCGGGTCGCGGTGTTGTTGTACGGGTCGACCACGACCTGCACGCCGCGGACGCGCCGGATGATGTAGCCCTGGAAGATGTCGCCGAAGGCGACCAGGTTCCCGGCGCCGCTGTCGAGCTGCACCGGATAGCCCAGCAGGAACCCGGCCGGGCGGCCGGCGCCGGACGACTCGGCCGCCGGGATGAAGAGCGGGCGCCCTTCCTTGTCGACCGAATTCCAGACCTTCGCGAGCGTGGTATCCGAGAGGATCCACCGGCAATTGCCGGCCTCGCGATAGGCCTCGTTGACCTGGAAGTGATGTTCGACGAGCGCCGCGCGCATGGTCGTCGCGGTCATCGTGTCGGGCGTCTTCGCGAGCAGGCCGAGCGGTTCGGTCGAGCCGACGCCGGTCGCGTAGTATGCGGCGGCCTTGCGGCCGAGCCGCTCGCCGAGCTTCCGCGCGATGAAGCCCTCGACGTCGAAGGCCGCATCCTGCAGGAGCTCCCAGCTGACCTTCAGCGGCTGGTTGCTGGCGCCGGTCGCCGCGACGCTGAAGGCGCCGAGCGCGACCTCACCGAAGACGAGATCGGCACCGGCCGACGCCGGGGCCGCGCCCTCGGACGCGACGACCGCGCTGTTGGCGGTGTCATCGTTCGTGGGGTACGGGATCGTCCGGCCGTCGCCCGTCTCCAGGATCTCGGCGACCTTCTGGATCCCGCCGAAGGCGGCCATCGTCTCGACGATCTTCGTGCGCGGCGCCTCGGGGACCAGATAGCCGCCCTGGGTACCGTCGCCGGCGATCGCCTGCGCGAACTGCTCCATCGCCGTGATCTCGCCGCGGACGTACCGGGCGAAGGCCTGGTGGTAGTCGTCCGACGCGAAGAGCTCGTGATCGGGCGCCTTCGGCACGCGGCCGAGCCGCAGCGCGTGGAGCGTCTGCATCCTCTCGGCGCGGGCCCGCGTCTCGGCGTCGATGCGCTTCCGGTCCTGGAGCACGGCGGCGAAGCCTTCGTAGCGATCCAGGATCTCGCCCTGCAGGTCGCCCCGCGTGGCGCTGAAGATCTGATCGAGCGTCGCCTCGATCTGCTCGGTCGAGAGGTCGCGCGCGAACGCTGCCCACTCATCCTTGCCGGACTTCGGCGTCTCGCTGAAGGTGGTCGGGGCCGCCGGCGGGGCGGGCGGTGTGGTGGGGGCGATCGCCCCTTCGACGGGTGCGGGCATCTCTGTCTCCTCTGCGAACGCTGCGGCGGTCGAAGCCGCGAAGGCTGGGGCGGCTACGGGACTCACGTCGACGAGCCGCTCGATATGGACGATCCGCCGGACGCGTTCGCCCGTATCCGGATCCGTGCTGAAGGTCGATCGGATCTGACCTCCGATCTCAAACGACGAGCCCGACACGTAGCCGCCCCGGACCAGCGCGAGCGCGTCGTCGGCGTAGGTCGTGGGCGGGAGGTCGGTCAGCTCGTACTCGATCCCCTGGTCGGTCCGGCGAAGCTCCAGCGTCCCATTGCCCGGCCGGCCCAGGATTTTCTGCGGGTCGTGCTCCCAGCGGCCGACGACGTCGGACGCGTCGGCGGCGACGATGGCGGCCGGGTCGACCTCGACCCATTCGCCATTGCGCCGCGTGCGCTGGCCGGCCAGCTGGACGGATCCGCGGATCCGCCGGCCGTCGGCCGTCACCTGGGCGGCGAAGGCGATCCGTTCGCTCATGTAATGGCCTCCTGGATCGCCGGCGCGGGGGCCGGCCTGGGGGTGCGGGTCAGCCCGAGCTCAGCTTTCTGTGCCCGGGTCAGCGGGGGAAGGTTCCGGATCCGCCGGGCCTCGTCGACCGTCAGCAGGCCCGCGCTCACCTGCGACAGCAGCAGCTCGATCTCTTGGGCGGGCGTGCCCTGGAAGAGCCCGGCGTAGTCGAATTCGACGAACAGGCCGCGGGGCAGGCGGCGCGTGAGTGCCTGCTCCAGGCGCGACGTCCAGCCCATCAGCGTCCAGCGGGCGAAGCCCAGGTTCTGCTCGGCGACGCCGGTCCCCCAGCTCGTCTGCTTCTCGATGTCATTCAGCAGGTGCGGCGGCAGCCCGAAGATCCGGCCGACCTCGCCGAGCGCGGCCTGCCGCGTCTCGTGCCACTGCGCCTCGATATTGTTCGGCGTCCACGGCTGCAGGTTCAGCCGCCGGTTGATCACGGCGATGTCGCCGGCGTTCTCGTGCCCGACCACGCGCGCGCGCAGGTCATTCAGGATCGCTTCGGCCTCGTCCGGTTCCAGCTCTTCGCCGTCGCGCGGGGTGATCAGGCCGGCCAGGCGGATCCCGCGGCGCAGCGTGAGCTCGGCGGCCTTGTCGCCGGCGAGCACGCCCGAGAACACGGGCCGAGCCGCGGCGAGCATCGGGTGCCCGCGGACGCCGTCGAGCGACGGGCCGGGAATGTGCGTGATCCAGTCGCGCCCGACCTCCTGCTCCGCGCCCCCGTCGACCGTCCGATACGCGAACGTCTTCCGCCGGCCCTCCGTCTTGAGGGTGATCAGGTCCGGCAGGAGCGGCCGATAGGCCGACACGAACCCGTCGCGATCCCGGGCCTCGTGCCACAGGAACGTGTCGCGCCATAGCAGCTGATGGATCAGGACCGTCTCGACCCAGGCGAACGGGGTCATGCCCTCGTCGCCGTCGGTCACGCCCTCGGGGTACGGGTCATCGAAGACGGACGGGACGCGGGCGCGCTCGTCGCCCTGCCGCTCATAGGTCCGAAGGGGCAGGCCGGCGATCGTCTGGCTGATGACCGACACGGATCGCAGGACGGCCGAGAGGCCCAGGACGGTGTACGGGCTGACGGCCTGGGCGCCGACGTCGTCGCCTCGCAGCCATGCGGCGAACGCCGGATCGCCGATCGACATAGCGAACCGTTCGCGGCGGGACCACGGCCAGGTGAAGCGAGCCATCCACTTCCGATAATCCGGCCGGATCGAGCCCGCTGGTACCGGTGTATTCCCCTATGGCGGGGGCGCCGGCTCGTCGTCCCGGAGAACGCGATACGCCTCGATCGTGGTCGTCACGCCGAGCCTGGCGCGCGCCGTCGCGAGCTGGTGCTCGATGGTCTTCGGGCGCTTGCCGAGCGCGGCCGCGGCGCCCTTCACCGTGCCGTGCCGCGACACGGCCTCGATCGCGTCCCGCTCGGCCGGGGTCAGCGGAGAGCCCGTCCGGCCGACGTCACACGGCGAGCTCATGCGGCCGTCCTGCCGACGAACAGCGGGGCGCGCGGCTTCGCCCGGTTCTGCATGCGGTCGACGGCCAGGGCGAGCGCGATGCACGCGTCGATCCGCCCCCGGCTGCGACCCTTCTGCAGCGTGAACCCGCGCTCGGTGAATCGGGGGATCCCGTTGAGTACCTGCTCGGCGAATGCCTCGTCCCCGTCGTGATGGATCTCGCCCCGCTGGAGGCGGTCGTACAGGTCGCCGATGATCGGCGTCATGCGTTCGGGCGACTGCGGGACTTCGACCATCGGCAGCCCCTCGTCGTGCAGGAGCTTCGCCGGCACGTCGAAAAACCGGGCATCGAAGCTGATCCCGCCGACCTTGTACGTCTTCGCCAGGCGGCGCAGGTGCTCCATGACGTCGGTCACGTCGACCGGCTCGTCGCGGGTCGGAACCCACAGCCGGACCCAGGCGCCGACGTGCCCATCGGGTAGCAGCTGCACGATGCAGACGGCCGTTGAGTCTCGCTTGAGTCCGACGTCCACGCCGACCCACGTCGGGGCCCCGGCGACCGGGGCGATGTTCCGGCGCAGACCATCCCACACGGCGCGGCCGTCCTCGCCCAGCCACGACGCGTAGCCGTCGACCCACTGCCCGAGGCGGAAGATCCGAAAGCGCGCCTCGGGCATCAGGCGCAGGTCAGTCTCGAGGGCCGTCACGCGCAGGAACCCGGAGCGGAGCGCGGGGTTGGCCTTGCGCCACTGCCGGCGATCGCGGACGTTGCAGCCGGGATCGGCGGCGAACTCACGGAAGTGGAAGCGCGGGATCGTGCCGCCCTCGGCGAGCCGCTTCCGCAGCAGGTACAGGGCGTTGTCGTGGTCGACCCCCGGCGTCCCCTTGCCCATGATCAGAGAGCGCGGGCGCTTGCCGCCGGCCATCAGCAGCGCGCCCCAGGCGTCCTCCGGCTGGAACCCGATCTCGTCGGCGATGGCGACCGACGGGTCGAGGCCCTGCAGCCCGTCGATATCGTTCGCGATCGGGAAGAGCTCTCCGCCGTTCGACGGGACCTCGACCCGCGGCGTCGCGATGCCGGTGAAGATCAGGGCCCGGTCAACGAGCTCGGGCTCAGCCCTGATCATCGACACGGCCGGCCGGTACACGGACCGGATCGCCTGCCCGACCGTGGTCGCGATCACGGGCACCTGGGGAGCCCCCGTCTCGTCGTCCATGAACACGGCGGCCGCGGCGATCGCGGCCTCGATCGTCGACTTGCCGTTGCCCCGGGGGAAGCTCTCGACCGACGCGTCGACGTCGTCGGCGAACATCGCTTCCAGGCCCTCTTTCTGCCAGCGTGCCAGGCGCAGCGGCTCGCCGAACCCGACGCCCTTCGGGGACCGGCAGTACGTTTCGACGAACCTGATGTAGCGCCCGTGCCGTGACCCCTTCCAGCGCGTCCAGGGGCCCGGCGAGCTGTTGACGACCCGCTTCGCGAAACCGCCGCGCGGCACGGGTCAGCCGTCCGTTGTGAGTGTGCGTTTCGATGTCGGCGGGTTACCGGGGGTCGAGGGCTCCAGACTTTTCGCGCCCTTCGCGCTGTTACACGCACGGTGAGCGGGCTTCAGGTTCGACGGGTCATTCGTGCCCCCGAAGCGCAGCGGCACGACGTGGTCGCGCGTCCCCTCGCCTGGCTCGATCGCACAGCCGCACAGGTGACACACGCCGACCGGCTGGACGGCCCGGTACACCTGGTCCCGGTAGGCCCTGCGCTGCGGCAGGGCGTTCCGCACACGGTCGAGCCGCCGCATACAGGGGCGGCAGCGTGAACGCCCGGGGGCGGCCACTGCCGCACACCCGGGCGCCCCTCGATCGAGACAGTCGACAGCGACCCGCACGGTCGAGCTACAGGCCCGGGCGCTCGGCCGGGCTGACGAACAGGCGCGTGATGACGGCGAGGATGATCGGCAGGAACCAGCCCCCGCGGGCCGGGTCGATCGCCATCGCGATCGTGTCGACCACGTCCTGCCCGATCACACCCGAGCCGGCGAGCGACTGCAGGGCGGCGAGGATGGCCGCGGCGACGATGCCGATGATCACTGCGGGTTCGCGTCGCATGGTGCTAGACCTCCAGGACGACCGGCTTCCGGCCGTCGCTCACTGTCACGGTGACGGTTCGCTTCACATCGCCCGAAGGCCGCTTCGCCGCGACGAACCGCTGACGGTCGTCATCGACGAGCAGGTGACCCGACCCCTTGTACGTGACGAGCCAGGCCCGCCGGCCATCGGGCAGGCCGACGCTGAGATACACGTTCCGCTCGGTGCCGGCTGCGATCGGGATGCGGGCCCCGTCGAGCCGGATCAGCTGCGTGTCGCGCTGGACGGTCGAGGCGCCGATCGGGTCATTCCCGGTCGGGTCGAACATGACGGCCACTGACCCCTCCCACGGTTCGAAGAGCGCGGCCAGGATCGTCCCGCCGCCATGCTTCCGGGCTGCCGCCTGCAGGTTCGCCAACGGGCACACGAGCGGGGCCGACCCCGAACGCGCGAGCGGGTTCGCGACCAGCCAGCGACCCGAGCTGTAGACGACCCCGACCTGGTGCGCGCCCTGGAAGCCGAAGCGCAGCGCCACGGGCAGCGCCGAGCTCAGAACGCCGAGCGATGCCGACCAGCCCTCGCGCAGGCGGCGTTCGAAGAGCGACCAGTCGGTCGATGCGTACTTGACGACATTCAGGTGCGGCCACGCCCGGCGAGCTCCGCGCATGACGTGGTCGAGCGTGCCCCCGGTCGGGCCCGGGCGGTCCGGGAGCCCGGCCAGGGCACGGAAGGCCGGCACCGACGGCTGGATCGCGTAGCGGTCGGCGGCCAGGGCCGCCCATACGGTCGAGACGACCCAGCAGTCATCAACATCGCCGGCCCCGGCGTAGGTCACCTGCGAGATGACGGGCGGGACGACGACGAGGCTCACAGGACCACCCGCAGCGCGGCCGGGTCGAGCGAGGCGTCCTCGACGTTGCCGCGGAAGTCGATGCCGCTCCAGCCGTTGTGCGACCAGGGCGACGGCGTGCTGCCGTCCTCCTTCGTCCAGAGGTAGCGGTTGTCCCGGACGACGCCCTTGGGGTTGCCCTCCCAGGTCGTCATCGGGTTGTTGTTCTGCCGCCGGCGCTCCGCGACGATGACGTTGTCGTAGACCTGGAGCCCGGGGCCGTCGATGATCTGCAGCCCGACCTGGCCGGGCGTCAGCAGGGTGTTCCGCCGGACGATGATCCAGCCGTTCTTGGCGCTCCCGCCGCCGTCCCCCACGATGATCCCGGTGCCACTGGAGGAGTCCCACGCCCGGGCGGTCGCCGTGTCGGCGACGAGCCCCTGCAGCGCGTTGTCCTCGATCACGAGCTCCTGGCCGGCCCCGCGGCCACCAGAGTGCCAGGTGGACAGCATGTCCTCGGTGCGCCCGCCGAGGAAGCGGTTGCGGCGGATGGCTCCGGCGAGCGAGCACTCGGCGAGCTGGATGTGGTTGGACTTGCCGGCGCCGATCGTGCCGTTGCCGATGTTGCGCGAGCGGATCCCGTCGATGAGCAGGGTGCCGCGGCAGTTGTAGAGGTAGATGCCGCCGACCAGGTCGGCCAGGTCGACGTCCCGGATGACGATCGAGCCCGAGACGTTCCGGACGGTGATCCCGATGCCGGTCGGGTTGCCGGGACCCGAGCCGCGGATGGTGACGCCCTCGATGAGGACGTTGGCACCGCCGTCCCGGACGATGGGCGCGGCGGCCGGGCGGCCCAGGAAGCTGATGCCGGACGGGGGAGGCTCGACGGGCGGGGGCTCCACCGGGGGAGGCTCGACGGGCCCACCGGCCTCGAGCGCGGCGATGCGCTGCTCGAGCGCGATCATGTCGGCCCGCACGGCGACCAGGACGTCGGCGGCCGTTCGGGAGATCGCATCGGAGAGCTCGCCGAAGTCGTCGCGGAGCGCGTCGAGCGCCGCGTCGACCTCGGGCAACTCGTGGGCGTGGGAAGGGGAGTCGGCGGACTTCATCGGCCAGGCCCTCGTGCAATCCAGTCGGGGAGGTCGACGGCGACGAGCCCTGCGATCAGCGCCGACAGGATGATGAGGACGGCCGGGCTGACCTCGTACTCGGGGCTGAACGCGTCGATCAGGAGCATCGCCATCACGGCCATCACGAGTCCTGCCGTGGCGCCGATGCGGACCGCGCGGTAGTCCGTACCGCGGCTGCGCCGCTCATCGCTCACCTTCGGGCAAGGGCTGAGGACCAGTCGGTGAGGGGACGCAGGATCACCCGGTCGAAGAGGATGCCGCCGACGAACCCGAGGATGGCGACCCCGGCCAGGAGCAGCGTGTCGGGGTGGGTGCACGCGATCGATGTGATCGACGTGACGATGACCGCCAGGGCGGACAGGTGGACCAGCAGCATCAGCCGCCGCTCATCGGATGGGATCATCGGCAACCTCGGGGGAGGTGAGCGGGGCGGCCGCCAGAAGGGAGCAGCGGCCGCCCCGGGGGCACGACCGCGGCGTCGCGCCTGGGGTGCGCGACGGGAGGATCCGCGGCGAACGGCGTGCCCAAGTCCACGGCGAGAATCGTCCCACGACGCAACGATCCGCGCAACGAACATGTGAGGACTCTTCCGGACCTGAGCGTCCGGTTCGTGCTCAGAATGCCGTCAGGAAGGCCCGGACTGCCCCGCTGGTGTCATCTTGGCGTCTTCACCTGCTTCCAGATCCGCCGCCCATCCGCCATCGTCACGGCAACGCGGTACCGCTGTTGCCCCTCGCGCGTCGTGATCGGGACGATCGTTCCTTCGCCCTTCGCGCGAGCCATCGGACGACCCATCGTATACCCCTGCGAGCAGCCGGACGACCTCGGAATGCGGGATCCGGACGACCCGCAGGTGTGGCACGCGGGCGATGTCCCCGCTCCGGACCTTGCGCTCGATCGTGACGCGGTCGACCAGGAGCAGGGCGGCGAGCTCGGCCGGAGTCCAGACGGCCGAGCCGTCATCGCGCAGCACGAGCCCGTCGTCCATCATCCGGCGATCCCGAGCGGGGCCTGCGCGTTGCGCTTCATGGCCTGGTCGATGTAGTCGGCGTTGAGGTCGATCAGCACGGCTCTGCGCCCGAGCGCGTTGGCGACGACTCCGGTGGTGCCGCTGCCTGCGAACGGGTCGAGCACAGTGCCGTCCGCTGGGCATCCCGCCTTGACGCACGGCTCGACGAGCTTCCGCGGGAACGTGGCGAAGTGGGCGCCGGGGTAGGGCTCGGTGGCGATCGTCCAGACGGTGCGGAGGTTGCGCCCCCCCTGCTCGCCGGACTCCGCGCGGTCGGCGGCGGCATTCGTGCCGGCGCGGCGATGGTCGAGCGCCGTCATAGCGGCCTGCTTCGACCCGACGCTCCGCTTCCGCCCGATGTTCGTCCGACCGGACGCGCGCAGCAGCGGGTCGTCGAGGTCCTTGACCAGCCCGCCGATACGATCCTTGCCCTCGGCTATCTTGCGGAGGTCAGACGGGCCAGACGACAGCGGCTCCCGCACCGCATCCGCGTCGTACCAGTACCGCGCCGACTTCGACAGCAGGAACACGTACTCGTGCGCCTTGGTCGGGCGGTCGGTGACGGACTCGGGCATCGGGTTGGGCTTCGCCCAGATGATGTCGCTGCGCAGGTACCAGCCGTCCGCCTGGAGAGCGAAGGCCACGCGCCAGGGGATGCCGACGAGGTCTTTGTGCTTGAGGCCGGAGACGTGGGCCCGCGTTCCCTGCGGCCCAATGGCAGACCCTGAACCAGTCCCCGTTCCATAGGCCGCTGCCCTCCGCGCGATGTCCTCTGGCCCTGTGTCGTTGCGGCCGATCGTGCCGCCGCCCGCGTAGCTGTCCCCCAGGTTCAGCCACACCGTCCCATCCGCCCGCAGCACGCGCCGCACTTCGCGAAACACGTCGACCATCGTGGCGACGTACTCCTCGGGGGTGGGCTCGAGGCCGATCTGAGCGTCGATGCGACGGGCGCCGCAGCGCTCGCACGTGGCGCGAGCACGAGCCCCGGCATCCTGCGCGGCGATGGTCGCCACGCCACCGCCCAGCGTCGATGCTCGACGCTCATCTGGTCGACGTGCCGCATGGTCGCGGTGGTCGCACGCGATGGTCCCGAACCCGCTGCACCTCGGGCAAGCCTCGTCACGAGCGGCGCTCTCGGTCGTCTCGCCCGCGCCGTCGCACTCCGGGCACTGCAGCCGCTCGCCGCCCTCCCACGTCGCGGTCCCGTAGTCCCGCAGCCCCCAGTAGGGCGGGCTGGTCACGACCGTGTGCACGGACTCGGCCGGCAGCTCGCGCAGGCAGTCCCGCACGTCGCCGACGTGGACGGTGAGGTGGGCGTCCTCGAAGTGGATGGTCATCAGTTCCGCGACCATGTCCCGATCCACGGGTCGCCGCGGCCCAGCGTCACGAGGTACACCGGGCGCGGGTCCGGCGGCTGCACGCCCTCCTCCGGCTCGTCCCACGCGGGCGGCTCATCCGGGCGGTCTCGGTGCAGCCAGCGGTCGATGACGAACGCGATGCAGAGGACGGCGCCCAGGTAACTCAGGGCGAAGCGGGTCATCACAGCAGCCCGGTCCCGCCGCACGGTCGGCATGGTCGCCACTCGTGTGACGGGCCGGCCCAAGAGAAGCTGCCGTGGGCGATCCGCCGCATTTCCTCGTAGACCTTCGTTGGCCGGTAGACCTGTCCTTCGCCCCCGCAGGCCGGGCAGACCTGGCGCTCCGGTTCGCAGAGGAGACAACGAGCGAAGCGGCGATCGACGGCGTGGGCGCACACCGGCCATACAAGCTCACTCACGCCTCGGCCTCCCCGTCGATGATGCGGAGGACGGCGGCACGGTATGCCTCCACCCAGTCGGCCGGTGTCTGCGGCGTGCGAGTGATGCCGTTCATGGCGCGGATCACGTAGTCGGCCTGCATGAGGCGGACCGTCTTCACCTCCCGCTTGATCCGCTCGCGCTCGGCGGCGATGGCCCGCTCCTCGATGACGCGAACACGGAGGTTGACCGCCTCGGTCCCAGTCATGGCCAGCGCCTCCCGCAGCCGCTCGACCTCGGCGGTCGCGGCGTCCCAACCGGCCATGAACGCCTCCCGGTCGTCGTGGTCCGTCTCGCGAAGCACCCACGCTGCCTGCGCGGCGTCGCGGTCGTGCGGGTCACCCACGTCCGGTCTCCTCTCCCAGCGCGGCGTATGCCTTGGCGATGGCGGCGGCGACCCGATTTGTGCTGCGGAACACCGGCAGCGGCGTGCCAATGTCCATCGTGGCCCGTATCAGCGCCCGCGCCAGCCGCTCCACGTCGAGCGGTGCGTTCGCGGCGACGATGCGGTCATGCTCCGCGAGGATGTCCTGACGGGCGGCGTCGAGGGTGACGGCCCAGTCGTCGATGCGCGCGTAGACCGCGCTCAGGCGGACCAGCGGGTCGTACTGGGCGGTACGGTCGTCTACCCGCCAGCGCAGGTTGTTTGACGCGCACTCGCTACGGATGAACGACTTGAGTCGCCCGATCTCCGCCGCGCTCGGGCAACCGGTGTCAGCCATCGGTGGCCTCCCCGTCGATGATGCGAAAGACGGCGGCGCGCATCTCCTCGTGCCCGTCTTGCCAGTCGGCTGACTTGTGGCCCATACCCGTGCTTCGCCCGTGCCCATCCACCTTCCGCTTGATCCGCTCGCGCTCGGCGGCGATGGCCCGCTCCTCGATGACGCGAACACGGAGGTTGACCGCCTCGGTCCCAGTCATGGCCAGCGCCTCCCGCAGCCGCTCGACCTCCCCGGTCAACCGAACCGGCGGACACGGCCACGGAACCGGCCGGAACGTGTCGTCCGTATGGGCGACGTACTCACGGCAAATGACGCACCACCCCTCGTTCTCGACGTGTTCGCGGAGCGAGGCCGGTTGGGTGTGCGGGCAGCACGACAGCCCAATGGACTCGACGAATGCGTCCAGCCGCTCGACCTCCCCGGCGGGCACGATGGTCATGCCGTCGAGGCGGG